CATGGATGCCCGTGGTGATGACATCCGCGCACATGGTTACCAGAAGGGCAAGAAGAAGGTTCCTTCCGGCAACATGAAGCTGATGAAGCGTACCACCGATCCGCAGACCATCTACATCACTGACTCCATGCACCGCGATGATATCATCGACATCACCGATTTTGATGTGGTCGAGTACCAGTACGGTGTGATGCGTCAGACGCTGCTGGAAGAGGTCGCTACCGCTATCCTGATCGGTGACGGTCGCGATGAGGCTGATGAGCACAAGATCTCTGAGGAGCATGTCCGTTCTATCTGGAATGACGATGATCTCTACACCATCCACTATGATGTGGACATCGAGGCTGCCCGCAACGAGCTTCAGGGTACCGGCACCGCTTCCCGTTTCGGCGAGAACTACATCTACGCCGAGGCGATCATCACGGCTGCCCTTTACTCCCGCGAGAAGTTCAAGGGCACCGGCACTCCCGACTTCTTCTGCACGCCGCATCTGGTGAATGTGATGCTGCTGGCCCGCGACACCAACGGTCGCCGCATCTACAACTCCAAGGCTGATCTGGCTGCTGCGCTGAACATCAATGAGCTGCACACTGCTGAGCAGTTCGAGGGTCTGGCCCGCACCGACAAGACCGGCAAGAAGCATAACCTGCTGGGTATCTTCGTCAACCTGAGCGACTACACCGTCGGCTCTACCAAGGGCGGCGAGATCACCCGCTTCAACCAGTTCGACATCGACTTCAACCAGGAGAAGTACCTGATTGAGACTCGTCTGTCCGGCGCGCTGACCAGACTGTGGTCTGCTATCGCACTGGAAGAGCCCGTGAAGGCCTCTTCCGGCCAGACCGAGGATACCGGTCACGACGGCACCTAAGGGAGAAAATTCAAAATGGCAAAATTTTTTGGAAAAATCGGCTATGCAGTATCAAAGGATGTTCGCCCTGGTGTTTGGGATGGAGAAATCACTGAGCGAGAGTATTTCGGAGATTTGATTCGGAATACTAGTCGGTATCAGACTTCTGATAAGCTCAATGACGACATCAACATTTCCAATGAGATCAGCATTGTGGCCGATCCTTTTGCCTATCAGAATTTTCACACAATGCGGTATGTTGAGTTCATGGGAGCAAAGTGGAAGATTTCCAGTGTCGAAGTTCAGTATCCGCGTCTGATTCTGACGGTAGGAGGTGTATATAATGACTGATCGACGAATCCTGTTTCACAAACTATTGTGCGAGATATTATCCTGCCCGATAGAAGGCGAACAGTGCCGATGTTATTTTCAGCCTCCGGAATCTATTAAGATGAATTACCCCGCCATTGTATATAGCCTTGACGATATTGACAAGACGTATGCGAATGACGGGGTATATTTGTCTAATCGAAGATATGCCATTACCGTCATTGATAAAGATCCGGATACGTCCTTGGTGCAGAAAGTAACGAATTTACCGATGAGCCGGTTCGACCGGCATTTTAAAAAAGATAACCTGAATCACTACATTTTTAATGTGTATTTCTGAGATTGGAGGAATAATTCAATGAGTAAACTTGTTTGGGATAAAGTTGGGGAACGGTTTTACGAAACCGGTTGTGACCATGGTGTCCTTTATCCGATCCAGACTGGCGGAAAATATAACAAGGGGGTTGCGTGGAATGGTCTGAGTGCAGTGACGGAGAGTCCTTCTGGAGCAGAACCCTCCCCTATTTATGCGGATAATATCAAGTATCTGAATCTGATGTCCGCAGAAGATTTTGGTGGAACCATCGAGGCATATACCTATCCAGATGAATTCTCTGAATGTGATGGATCGGTGGAGATTGCGCCTGGCGTATTTGCCGGCCAGCAGAGCAGGAAGGTATTTGGTCTTTCTTATCGGACGATTCTGGGAAATGATGTGGACTCCGATGATTACGGTTACAAACTCCATTTGGTGTATGGCTGCTTGGCTTCGCCGTCTGAGAAGGGCTACCAGACCAAGAATGATAGTCCAGAACCGATCGCGCTTTCTTGGGAATTTAGCACAACGCCGGTTGAAATTACGAAGACGATCGAAGACAAGAAGCTGAAACCTACAGCAATCCTTACTTTCGACTCCACGAGAGTAGATGCCAAGAATTTGGCAGCTTTGGAGGAAATTCTTTATGGTAAAGATCCGACCACAGAAGAAGGAAATGACGGCGTTGACCCCAGACTTCCGCTTCCGGATGAAGTAATCGAGATCATGACCAAGGAAAACCCTTAATGAGCCTTTCCGTTAAGCCTGAAGACGGAGAGGCTGTTTTATTTGGGAAAGCAGTAAATGAATTACAGAGTGATGTGGTTGTTTCCGATGATGAGGTGACAGGCACTCTGAAGTATGTCGATGGTTATGTCGATTTTAGCAGTAATGTTTCAGAACAGTCGGGAAATTACCTTGCTCTCAAGATTGAAGCTGAGCCGGCTGAAGCAGAAACAGTTGTCGAGCTTGTAGGCGGCACCAAAGGACCGGTTACGCTCGATGACGACATGAACATCGTACTCCTTATCAAGAATAAGGATACTCAGAGCATCAAGGTGACTACCACACACAACGAGGAAAGCGTCACAAAGACTTATGGTCTTTCTGGGCTGACCTTGGAAACAGAATAATCTATAGGAAGCCTCGTATTCAATGTGCGGGGCTTCTTTTTATTTGAAAGGAGAAAAAATTATGTTGAAGAAAACCATTCCCTATATCGATCTGAATGGCGTTAAAAGAACAGAGGATTTCTATTTCCACCTGTCAAAGCCGGAAATTGTCAAGATGCAGACAAGTGTGAAGGGCGGATATGATGTTCAGCTCAAGAGCATTGGCGCCGGTGCCGATGGCGGTCAGATTATGGAGTTCTTCGAGGATCTTATTAAGAAGGCTTACGGCGTCAAGAGTGAGGATGGCCGTCGCTTCATGAAGTCTGATGAGATTTCCAGATCTTTTATGGAATCCCCCGCGTATGAGGTTCTCTTTGAGGAGCTGGTTACAAATGACAAGGCGGCCGCCGACTTTGTGAATGCGGTGATGAATGTCGGTAATTCCACCACGACTCCTGCAATCGCGGCAAACATTCAGAATTAAAGGAGATGTAAGAGATGCTCCGAATCACAATACCATCCACAGAATTCTGGGATGAGGCGAAGCAAGAGTTTGTTTACACAAAGGCTCAGACCTTGCAATTGGAGCATTCTCTTGTTTCTCTTTCAAAATGGGAATCGAGATGGAATAAGCCGTTTCTTACGAAGCAGGAAAAAACTTTGGAAGAAACCATCGATTATGTAAAATGCATGACTCTTACGCAGAATGTGAATCCGGAAATTTATAACTATCTGACGAACAGTAATATCAATGAGGTCAATAAGTATATCGCTCTTCCCATGACTGCCACTCGTTTTTTCGAGGAGAAAAAAGCACAGGGAAGCAGAGAGCAGATTACGGCAGAACTCATTTATTATTGGATGATAGCCTTGAACATTCCGTTTGAATGCCAGAAGTGGCATCTAAATAAGCTATTCACTTTGATAAGGGTATGCGATGTGAAGAGCAGGCCGCCGAAGAAGCATAGCCGCAGAGAAATTATAAAGCGGAATGCAGCATTGAATGCAGCTCGAAGAAAGAAATGGAACACGAAAGGGTGATTACTATGAGTAATAGCAGCTTGGTGAATTGTACGGTAAAAAGTCCAAATCACAGCGGAGCTAGAACACATTCGATTGATCGAATCACTCCGCATTGTGTGGTCGGACAACTTTCAGCAGAATCTATTGGCGGTTGTTTTACCAGTCCCAGTAGAGAAGCGTCTTGTAATTATGGAATCGGAACTGATGGGCGGGTTGTTCTGTGTGTAGATGAAGCAAACAGAAGCTGGTGTTCTTCCAGCAACGCAAATGATCAGCGGGCTGTGACAATTGAATGCGCCAGCGATAAGACTCATCCGTATGCCATGACGAGTGCAGTATATGAAAAGCTGGTGGCTTTATGTGTTGATATCTGCCGGAGAAACGGTAAGTCAAAACTCATCTGGTTTGGTGACAAGGATAAATCTCTGAATTACAGTCCGAAGTCGAACGAGATGGTCCTCACGGTTCATCGGTGGTTCGCTAATAAAGCCTGTCCTGGGGATTGGCTCTATTCCAGGCTGGGAGACCTTGCAAATCGGGTAACAGCTCAGCTTGGCGGAAGTGCGACCGACAGTGCCCCAAAAACTTACAAAACAGGTCTGTATAAGGTTGATGTAGGCGATCTGAACATTCGAAAAGGCCCTGGGACTAATTACGGGACCAATGGGATGATTACTGATAGGGGTACTTATACAATTACCGAAATTCAGAACGGTTATTGGGGTAAGCTGAAATCCGGTGCGGGATGGATCAGTGTTCATGAGGCTTATTGTACCTATAAAGGTGCGGCTTCCAGTGAATCAGCAGAGAAACCTTCAAGTAATTTTCTGGTTCAGGTGGATATTCCTGATTTGTATATCCGCAAAGGTCCCGGAACGAATTATGGAAACAATGGTTTCTGTCCGAAAGGCGTCTATACCATTGTCGAAGTTAAGAGCGGCGCTGGTTCCGATGCTGGATGGGGTAAGCTGAAATCCGGTGCCGGATGGATTTCTCTGGATTATGCAACTCGGATTTAAAGAGGACATGCCATGATAAGTTTCAGACAAAAGGGTGACTTCTCCAAGTTGACCCGCTTTCTGGAGAGAGCAAAAGAAGCGGTTCATATCGGAGACCTGGATAAGTTTGGTAAAGAGGGAGTAGCCGCCCTTGCGTCTGCAACACCGGTAGATTCGGGGGAAACGGCGAATTCCTGGTATTACGAAATCGAGAATCGAAAAGGTTCGGTTACGATTTCATTCCATAATTCAAATGTTCAAAATGGAGTTCCAATTGCTGTTATTTTGCAGTACGGACATGGGACTCGAAATGGCGGCTGGGTACAGGGGCGAGATTATATCAATCCTGCTATCCAGCCTATTTTTGACAAAATTGCAAATAACGCATGGAAGGAGGTTACTAAGCTATGAGTACGACAATTGACGAAAGAGTCGTTGAAATGCGATTCGATAACAAGCAGTTTGAGCAGAATGTTCAGACCAGTATATCGACAATTGAAAAGCTCGAAAAAAGCTTAAATCTCAAAGGCGCCTCCAAAGGATTGGAAGATGTGAATGCCGCAGCCAAAAACTGCAACATGACTCCGCTTTCCAATGCAGTTGAGACGGTAAAGATGCGGTTCTCAGCGTTGGAAGTCATGGCGGTTACGGCTCTGGCAAACATCACAAATTCAGCGTTAAATGCTGGTAAAAATATTGTTTCTGCACTGACGATCGACCCGATTAAAACGGGATTTCAAGAGTACGAGACACAGATCAATGCGGTTCAGACCATTCTTGCCAATACACAGAGTAAAGGGACAACGATCGACCAGGTAAATGCGGCTCTTGATGAGCTGAACAAATATGCCGACCAGACGATTTACAATTTTACGGAAATGACCCGTAATATTGGTACTTTCACGGCGGCTGGCGTTGATCTGGATAAATCAGTAACCTCGATCAAAGGTATTGCAAACTTAGCGGCTGCTTCAGGTTCTAATGCTTATCAGGCTAGTACCGCTATGTATCAGCTTTCGCAGGCGATTGCAGCAGGCACGGTTCGTTTGCAAGACTGGACCTCTGTTGCAAATGCGGGAATGGGCGGTCAGCTATTTCAGGATGCTTTAAAGAGAACGGCTGAACATTTTGGCGTGAATATGGACGCCATGATTGAGAAGTACGGTTCATTCCAAGCGTCTTTGACCGAAGGCGGATGGTTGACGACCGAAGTGTTGACCGAAACTCTGACGCAGTTGTCTGGAGCTTATTCGGAGGCAGACCTTATTGCTCAGGGATATACCGAAGAACAGGCTAAAGAAATTACGGAACTGGCTCAAACGGCATTGGATGCGGCTACTAAGGTAAAGACATTCACGCAGTTATGGGATACTCTGAAAGAATTGGTTCAATCCGGATGGACTCAAAGCTGGGAGATTATTATTGGCGATTTCGAAGAAGCAAAAGAGCTTTTAACCGAGGTCAGCGATGCTCTTGGCAACATGGTAAATGCTTCTGCCGAAGCAAGAAACAAGATGTTGCAGGATTGGAAAGACCTTGGTGGTCGAACCGCCCTGATAGAATCGGTAAGAAATGCCTTTGAAGGTTTGGCGGGAGTAATAAAACCTATCCGAGAGGCGTTTAAGGAAGTCTTTCCACCGATGACAGGAGAGCAACTTTACAATCTTACTGTCGGATTGCAGGAACTTACAGAAAAATTCAAAATAGGAGAAGAAACAGCGAATAACCTGAAGAGAACATTCAAAGGGGTATTCGCTTTATTTGATATTGGGCTTCAGGGTATCAAAGCACTGGTTGGTGGATTCGCCGATTTGATCGGATATGTGGCTCCGGCTGGAGATGGGATTCTTGGGTTTACAGCCAGTATTGGAGATTTCATTGTTGGTATCGATGAAGCCATTAAATCTTCCGATGCCTTTAATAAAGCTATCGAAGGAATCGGGAATTTCCTGAAACCAATCGCGGATGGAGTAAAGACTTTTGTAAAAACAGTTGCTGATGCTTTCGGCGAGTTTGCGAATGTTGATACCAGCGGTCTTGATAATTTTGCGGATAAGGTACAGACCCGATTTGAACCGTTTGTAAAATTAGGCGAACTGGTAAAGAAGGCGTTCGAGGGCATTATCGGGATTGTCGAGAAGGCGGTTCCAGTTCTATCGAAGCTCGGTTCCATTGTCGCAAATGCGTTTGGGAACCTTGGGGAAGCAATTCTCACAGCATTTGATACCGCAAGTTTTGACCCGATTTTAGACTTAATCAATACCGGATTGTTTTCTGCAATTCTGATTGGAGTGAAGAAGTTCATTGATTCTCTATCAGAAATCACGGAAAACGGTGGTGGAATTCTTGGCTCGTTCAAAGACATTTTGGATGGAGTTAAGGGGAGTCTTGAAGCATGGCAGTCAAATCTGAAAGCTGGAACTCTTCTGAAAATTGCCGGCGCTATGGCAATCCTGACCGCAGCGATTGTTGCATTGTCTTTAGTTGATTCCGAGAAGCTAAATGCGTCTTTGGGAGCTTTGAGTGTTCTGTTCGTTGAACTGCTTGGTTCAATGGCCATCTTTGAAAAGATCATGAACGGGGCAGCAATCAAAGGAATGGGACAGTTGACCATTGCGATGATTGGAATGTCCACCGCCGTTCTTATTCTTGCGGGAGCAGTTCAGAAATTATCTGGTCTGGATTGGGATGAGCTTCTGAAAGGATTGGTCGGTGTTGCCGGGTTATCTGCTATTCTGGTAGCGTCCGCAACAGCGCTTTCCAAAACATCGAAAGGACTGATAAAAGGTTCTGCTGGTTTAGTAGTATTTGCAGCAGCGATTCGAGTGCTTGTGGGAGCAGTTGAAGATTTGGGAGCTTTGGACGTAGGTTCTTTGGCTAAAGGTCTAATCGGAGTCGGAGTTCTTTGCACAGAACTGGCATTGTTCCTGAAGGCTACGGATTTGGATGGAATTGGAGTTCTGAAAGGAACAGGGTTAGTTCTTCTTGCGGCATCCATCAATATTCTGGCAGATGCGGTTAGTGCATTTGGTGCTTTGGATATTTCCAGTCTTTTGAAGGGACTATCTGCGGTTGCAGTGGTTCTTACTGAATTGGCGGTATTTACCAAAGTGACAGCCAACGCGAAACATGTAGTTTCCACCGCTACAGCAATGACGATTCTTGGAGCAGCCATGCTCGTGTTTGGGGAAGCAGTAGAAAAGATGGGGAACTTGTCCTGGGGCGAGATTGGTCGAGGGCTTACCACAATGGCTGGTTCTCTGGCGGCCGTGACAGTTGCGATGAATCTTCTTCCGAACGGAATGATATCGAAAGCGACTGGAATGGTAGAGGTCGGCGCAGCATTACTCATCATCGGTGAAGCAGTCCGAAATATGGGTGGAATGTCCTGGGATGAAATCGCTAGAGGATTAGTAACCCTTGCAGGTTCCATGACCATTCTTGTTGTGGCGCTTAATACGATGAAGACTGCACTTCCGGGCGCGGCAGCAGTTCTTACGGTGTCCGCTGCATTGGCGATATTCACTCCGGTTCTCAAGTCATTGGGAAATATGTCCTGGGAGAGCATCGCTAAAGGACTGGTGGCACTGGCGGGTTCTTTCACTGTTCTCGGTGTTGCAGGAGTGGCATTAGGACCATTGACCCCAGCTATTTTAGGACTTTCGGCCGCTATTGCTGTGTTGGGAGTAGGATGTCTGGCCGCAGGTGCTGGCATTCTCGCATTTTCCACTGGACTTTCTGCTTTGGCAGTGTCTGGAGCGGCGGGAGCAGCATCTCTAGTAGTGGCAGTATCCAGTATTCTCAGTTTGATTCCGTTGCTGTTCGAATCTATCGGGGAAGGAATCCTTTCTCTTGCTGGAGTAATCGCAAATGGTGGGCCAGCTATTGCTGAGGCATTTACCGTATTGGTGCTTGCCGCAGTCGAGGCTTTGGTTACGGCTGTGCCAGCGGTCGTGGACGGATTATTTATCCTGATCGACAGTGTCCTTTCGGCTCTGGTCGAACATACACCGACCATCGTGGAGCAGTTATTCGATATTCTGATTGGGATTATTCAGGCTATCACAACGAAACTACCGGAATTGATTAAAGCTGGCGTAGAGTTACTGATGGCTTTCTTTGATGGGGTAATCGACGCCTTGAGTGGTATAGATGTGAATGTACTCATCAAAGGAATCGCTGGAATTGGTTTGCTCTCAGCAATTATGCTTGCTCTCAGTGCTGTTGCTTCCTTGGTGCCTGGGGCTATGGTTGGTGTTCTCGGAATGGGTGCGGTCATTGCGGAGTTGGCATTGGTTCTGGCGGCTGTCGGCGCTCTGGCTCAGATTCCTGGGTTGGAATGGCTTATCGGTGAGGGCGGAAATCTTCTTCAGGGAATTGGTACTGCGATTGGCAAATTTGTCGGTGGCATTGTTGGCGGCTTCATGTCCGGAGTCTCCAGTCAGTTCCCTCAAATTGGCGCAGACCTTTCTGCATTTATGACGAATGTACAGCCATTTATCGAAGGTGCCACGCAGCTTAATCCTTCCATGCTGGACGGTGTGAAAGCATTGGCGGAAACCATCCTTATCTTGACGGCAGCCGATATTCTGAACGGATTGACCTCTTGGCTTACAGGTGGATCTTCCCTGAGTGATTTTGCCACCCAACTTGTTCCCTTTGGTGAAGCGATGCGGGATTTCTCTATCGCCATTGCCGGTATGGATGGGGAATTGGTGGCAAATGCGGCTACTGCCGGAAGGACGCTTGCAGAGATGGCAGCAACTCTTCCGAATTCTGGAGGGGTTATCGGATTCTTCACAGGCGAAAATGATATGAGCGCATTCGGAGCTCAGCTTGTACCGTTCGGCGAGGCAATGATGCTGTTCTCACAGGCTGTAAAAGGTCTGGATGCAAATGTGATTGTGGAATCCGCTACGGCAGGAAAGGCGTTAATCGAATTGGCAAATACTGTACCGAACAGTGGCGGTGTCGTTGGCTTCTTTACCGGAGAGAATGACATGGATACGTTTGGGGAGAAGCTAGTGCCGTTTGGTAGAGCAATGAAATCCTACTCTGACGCGATTGCAGGCATTGATGTGGAAGCTGTTACAAATTCAGCAACGGCTGGCAAAGCAGTGGTTGAGCTGGCAAATACATTACCGAATACTGGTGGATTGGTAAGCTGGTTTACCGGAGACAACGATATTGCAGCCTTTGGTACGAGCCTGGTTTCCTTTGGTAAGAGCTTCGCACAATACTCCGACTATATGAAGGATGTGGATGCGAATATCGTTACTACCACGACCAATGCTGCGACATCCATTGTTGAGCTTCAGAAAAGTCTTCCCAAAGAAGGCGGATGGTTCTCTGATGATATGACACTTGCTAGCTTCGGCAGCGATATGGCTTCGTTTGGAGCTCATTTCAGCAATTATTACAACAGCATCAGCGGTATTGATACGACATTGCTGTCCGGAGTAATTACCCAGACAAATCGGCTTGTAAGCATGGCAAATGGGATGGTTGGTCTGGATACAAGCGGTATGACTTCTTTCAGTTCCGCATTGACAACGCTTGGCGAAACTGGTGTGACCGGATTTATCAACGCGTTCAATAATGCAGAATCGAAAGTAACGGCTGCGGCTTCGAGTATGCTGTCATCCTTCATCAACGGCGCAAATGCAAAGAAATCCGAACTGACAACAACGTTCACCACGCTGGTTCAGGCGGTATTGACAGCAATCAATGGAAAACAGGGCGAGTTCCAGACCAGTGGTTCCACGATTATGGTTAAGTTTATCGCAGGTGTGAGAAGTAAGGATAGTGAACTCCGAACTGCTTTCACAACGACGCTGAGTGGTTCCATAACCGCCATCAGAGATTATTATAGCCAGTTCAAATCTGCCGGCTCATATCTGGTCGATGGTTTCTATGATGGTATCAGTGAAAATACATGGAAAGCAGAAGCAAAAGCAAGAGCTATGGCAGCCGCTGCTGAAGCGGCAGAAGATGAATTGGACGAGCATTCTCCTTCTAAACGTTTTTATGGAATCGGTAACTTTGCGGGAGTCGGCTTCATAAATGCGTTGATTGACAATGTCTCCAAGGCTGGAAAAGCCGGACGGGAAATTGCCAGATCTTCTATCGACGGACTAAATGACATTATTTCCAGAATTGCAGATTATGTGGATGCGGATATGGATGTCCAGCCTACTATTCGGCCGGTTCTTGATCTGTCCGCTGTGGAAGCAGGGACTGGAAGGCTGAATACTCTGTTTAGCAGAAATCAGGCATTGTCCGTCAGCACTGGGATGAATGACCGGGTTTCTGAGATGGAAGTTCAAAATGGAGAAAGTTCTCCTACCGGAAATACCTATCAATTCACGCAAAACAATTATTCGCCTAAGGCTCTGTCGAGAATTGACATTTATCGGCAGACAAAGAACCAATTTTCGGCGATGAAAGGGCTGGTGGGTAACACATGATTAGAGCAGTAACTGTAACTAATTACTTAGGTGAATCGAAAAGATTTGAATTAGCGTTCCCGGAGGAATCCGGGTTCGCTGTTCAATCTATCAGTGGATTGGGGCCGAGCAAGGCGGATATTAACACGACAGAAATTTCTACGAATGATGGATCGCTGTATAACTCAGCGAGAGTAAATTCCAGAAATATCGTTATGTCTCTGAAGCTGATGTTTAATCCGCAGATCGAAGATACAAGGCATAATTCCTACAAATACTTTCCGATAAAGAAGAGAGTAACGCTTCTCATTGAGACGGATAATCGTATTTGTGAGACTTATGGCTATGTGGAATCAAACGAACCGGACATCTTCAGCAGTGATGAAACGACACAGATTTCCATCGTGTGTCCCGATCCTTATTTTTATTCCGCTGGTCCGGATGGAACCAACACAACGATCTTCTATGGGGTGGAACCTCTGTTTGAGTTCGCTTTTTCCAATGAATCTTTGACCGAATCCCTAATCGAATTTGGTGAGATCAAGAACGAAACCGAGCAGACGGTGTATTACTCTGGTGATGCTGAGATTGGCGTTGTGATTACTATTCATGCTATCGGAAATGTGAGAAATATCACGATTTACAATACTGGGACGAGAGAGGTAATGCGTATTGATACGGATAAACTGGAGCAGCTAACCGGTTCCGGAATGGTTGCCGGCGATGAAATCATTATCTCCACCATTAAAGGGGATAAATCAATTACGCTTCTTCGAAACGGTATCTACACCAATATTTTGAACTGCCTGGATAAAGATTCTGACTGGTTTCAGCTATCCAAAGGTGATAATATTTTCGCTTATGTGGTGGAAGAAGGAACGACCAATGTGCAGTTTAAGATTGAAAACAGAACAGCGTTTGAGGGGGTATAGTTATGGAATTGATTGTTCTGGATACTTCTCTAAAAATGCTTTCTGTGCTTGATACCTTCGAGTCTCTGATATGGACGGAGAGGTATTCCGCCTATGGGGATTTTGAGGTATATGCAAGCATCAACGATTCTGTTCTTGAAATCTTGAAAGATGACTACTATCTTTGGCTGAAGGAATCCGACCAGACTATGATTGTCGAGGATAGAAAGATTGAGTCTGATGCCGAAAACGGAAATCACTTCACGGTTACTGGGAGGTCATTGGAATCTATTCTGGAGCGACGTATCATTTGGAAACAAACGATTCTGAGCGGAAACTTTCAAAATGGAATCAAAAAGTTGCTGGATGAGAATATCATCAATCCTTCTGACGCTTCCCGAAAGGTGGAAGGACTGATATTTGAGGCATCCACGGACCCAGCGATTACCGGACTGACGGTAGACGCACAGTTTACCGGAGACAATCTGTATGATGCCATTAAAAAACTGTGCGATTCCAAAAATGTCGGTTTTCGAATCAAGCTGTCCGATGATAACAAGTTTGTCTTTAAACTCTATGCTGGCGCGGACCGTTCTTACGATCAGTTTACGAATCCATACGTCATCTTTTCTCCCAAATTTGAGAATATAATCAATACCGATTATCTGGAATCAAAGAAGACTTTGAAAACCGTTACTTTGGTTGCTGGAGAAGGAGAAGGAGCCGATCGGAGGACTACAACTGTAGCTTGTGCGTCTGGTGCCGGAACAGGTTTGAATCGAAGGGAGCTTTACACGGATGCTAGGGATGTTTCTTCGACCGTGGATAATGAAACCTTGACGGACGCTGAGTATAACGCACAGCTTTCTCAAAGAGGTTTGGAGAATCTGGCCGAAAATATCGCAACCAAATCCTTCGAGGGTAAGGTTGAAACAACTAGAATGTATCGATATGGAGAGGACTTCTTCCTGGGAGATATGGTACAGATTGTAAATGAATATGGCATTGAAGGAAAAGCCCGTGTCACAGAATTCATTCGTTCCCAGAGCAAAGAAGGACTCGATTCGTATCCGACATTCGTTACCGTAGAATAGCAGGAAAGGGGTGAAGAAAAATGAGTGTCACTTATGGGTTCTATAACTCAAAGAACAAAGACCGGCGATACGACGCTATTCAAATGTCCAGTATTTTTGACGGGATCATTCGTGACGGCATTTTGCAGCATGTCGGGACTGCTATGATGGTGAATGCATCTACTGGCATGATGGTGAATGTCGGAATCGGACGGGCGTGGTTCAATCATACCTGGACACTAAATGACGCTTTACTTCCATTGACTGTACCGCAGTCGGAAGTGATTCTGAATCGAATTGATGCGGTTGTTTTGGAAGTGGATTCCAGAGAATCGGTCCGCGCAAATGCAATCAAAATCATTAAGGGTACGCCGGCTACCAATCCGGTGAAACCAACGATGATTAGTACAAATGACCGTTGGCAGTATCCATTAGCGTATATTCGGGTGAATTCCGGGGTTACTTCCATTCGCCAGGCAGACATTACAAATGCGGTTGGTACATCGGAGTGTCCGTTCGTAACGGCTCCATTGGAGATGATGTCTATTGACGCTCTGGTTGCGCAGTGGAAAGACCAGTGGGATGCCTTCTATGAAAAAAAGACATCCGATATAGAAGCCACAAATGCCTTCTGGAAAGAGCAGTGGTCAAAATGGTTCAACGCCCAGACGGAAGAAATCCAGCAATCCTATCTGGAATGGGAAAAGCAGTGGGATGATTGGTATGCTGCTCAGACGGCGGATATGCAGGAGACAAACGCCTATTGGAAACAGTTATGGGCGTCTTGGTTTAATGAGTACACGAACAACAATACATCTGAAATGGCTGCGTGGAGAGAGAACGCTCAGGCATTGTTTGATGAGTGGTTTCAGCAGTTGAAGGATACTCTTTCGGAGGACGTGGAAGCGAACCTGGCAAACCAGATATTGGAGTTGCAGGAAAGGACGAAGATCCTGGAAGAAATTGTAGATGGAATTCGGACGGAATTTACCGTATACAACAAGCTTTATGACAATGGATACGAGAATTACGACAATCTTCTCGATTCATCAGAAGGAACTATCATTGACAGTAACGTGGACCCGATTGTGGCGCGTGCATATTCCAGCTCCTTGATTCTGGATAGCAACGGACAGCCAATCGACGGCCGCGTTATTTTTTGTATTAGGTAAAAGGAGGACATGTCAAAAATGAAAATTACGGATTATGAGAAAGTCCAAACATTGGATTCGAGCAGTATTTTACTGATTGATGGCAACAACGGTACGAAAACCATTCTTGCCAGTGACCTCGCAAAGTCTCTGGTTAAGCTTCTTAGCTCTCAGGATTTTATTTCCGGTGTCAATCTGTCGGAGCTTACGCAGATCAATGCTCTTTCAGCGGATGACAAACTTCTGATCGGAACAGCCGAGGGAAACAAAGCCATTGGTGCGGACGACGCACTCTTTGCGATTCTGGATGCTTTCATTCCGAAGGAGCAGCGTCGAATGATTTACAGAGGGAAGAATCTTGGCGCGGTTGTTACGGAAGAGCAGAAAGCCAATATCAAGAATGGGACTTTCAAAGGTTTCTTCCTTGGCGATTATTGGACAATTGGAAGTTACACCTGGAGAATCGTGGACTTCGATTACTGGTATAACTGTGGTGATACGGCATTCACGACTCCTCATCTTGTTATCATGCCGGACAAGCCGCTTTATAATGCCCAGATGAACGAGACAAATATCACAACCGGCGGTTATGTTGGCTCTAAGATGTATACCAAAAATTTGGCACAGGCAAAGACGTTGGCAGCAAGTGCGTTTGGTAGCTTGATCCTTACCCACCGCGAATATCTGACAAATGCAGTCTCAAATGGTTATCCTTCTGCGGGAGCATGGTTTGATTCTACTTTGGAACTTCCAAATGAGATTATGATGTACGGAAGCTTAGTGTTTACGCCGGCTGGAGATGGAACAACGATTGTAAACCGTTATACGACAGGAAAGACACAGCTTGCTTTATTTACGGTAGTCCCGAAGTTGATTTCCAATCGTGCAACGTTCTGGCTCAGAGATGTCGTTTCTTCGGCTCATTTCGCTTATGTGGACATCTATGGCCGTGCGGCCTCCGGCGGCGCTTCGAGCTCTGTTGGGGTTCGTCCGGTCTTCGCTATTGGTTAGTCTGAATCCGGGGGCCTTGTGCCCCATAAAAACCGTACGCAGGTGACGACAATTTGTGTTATAAAGGAAAAAAATCTAAAGAAAGGCAAGAATCAAAATGGATGATAAGATTTATAAGATCACTCTTTCCGATGGAACTGTCATTGATAATCTGAAAATGAATGGAAACAATTTTGTTTCCACCGTTGAGATTGATAAATCGGTGTTTGACGGAAATCTTCTTTCGGTAACCATCAATGATGGTGAAAAGGACGATGTTCATACTAATATGGAGCTAGTTCAGGTCACAAAGATGGGGTCTGAATACTGGTTTGTACTTCGGGACATTCCCGAAACCGAACTGGCATTTATTAAAATGCAGTCAGACATTGAATATGTTGCAATGATGTCCGAAATCGAACTGTAAAGGAGGAAGAGATCATGGAAGAGCATAGCAAAAATTACGACAAGGTAAAGCGGTATTATGATATGGGTATGTGGAACGAAGTCCGCGTCCGTAATGCCGTAAAGATGAATTGGATTACAGAAGAAGAATTTACAGAGATCACAGATAAGGATTACGCATGAGCGTCCTTGTGAGCGACCGGACTGAATCCAAATTTGAAGCGATTACATATTCTATCGAATTGCATGATATGTTGATCGACCTTATGCGGCGTAGTTTCAGAGTGAAAGATTTGGATCAGCTTGTTCGTGTAAGATATGCTCACGGAAAGGATGCGACAGAAGACTTTTCACGGTATAGGTATTTGATGCTGAACTACAAAAATCGTATTGACCAGTTGTCTTCTATGCTAACCAGTAACGTGCGGGCAGCAAATTCTATCTATCCGACTACGCTGCATGAATATGAGAAAAGAAGAGATTATCAGAATACAGCCATAGTAAACTGCGAGCAGCTTTTAAAAGAGTTGCAACGAATCGTTGAGATATTCGAAGTGGACGTTAATCTTTACAGTCGCTATGTTAAAGCTATCGACCGAGAAATCGGATTGATAAAGAAGTGGCGTCAACGAGATAACCGAATCAAGTCACAGTTAAGAGGGTAATGTCTAATTATGCGTCGTTTCTTCGGCTAATTTCGCTAATGTGAACAACAATGGCAATACGAACTACAACAACGCTTCGAGCTCTATTGGAGTTCGTCCGGATTCTCTGCCTAACCAACAGAGAAGGAGACATTATCCTTTCCGAATGGATAAATAGCAAAGCCGGACGCAATTTACTACGGTAAGTATTGCTATCACGGTGAATGATTTATGAACTACGAGGAGATTATCTGTGATGCCAACAACTTGTATAGGGCTTACAAGGTTTCTGTCAAAACCAGTAAATGGAAGGAGACTACCCAGAAATTCATGATGAATTTTCTTCGGTATATCTTCTCTATTCAAGATGACCTGATGAATCGGACCCTTCAAAATGGACCGACGCAGGAATTCACGCTGTTTGAGAGAGGCCGAGTAAGACCTATTACAAGTATTCAAATTCGGGATCGCATTATTCGTCATGTCTTATGCGATGAAGTCTTGCTTCCAGAAGTGAAGAAGCATATTATCTATGACAATTGCGCCTCGATTAAAGGAAGAGGTATCTCCCACCAGCGAGACAGGTTCGAAGTTCATCTCCGTAAATACTATCGGTTGTATGGAAATGAAGGATGGATATTGTTCGGAGACTTTTCGAAGTTTTATGACAATATTATTCACGAGATTGCTAAACGGGAACTCTTAAAGCTGTTTGATGACGATGAATTTATTGACTGGCTGCTGACTCAGATTTTCGATGGATTCAAAATCGATGTCTCCTACATGACGGATGGAGAATACGCCAGATGTATGTCCGATACCTTTAATAAGCTGGAGTACAGAAAAATTCCAGAATCCAAGCTTACGGGCGAAAAGTGGATGGAGAAATCGGAAGAAAACTCGCATTGTGAAGATTTCCAGCACTTATAAATTCCTGCAAATTAAGTACAGCTTAACTGATTCCGGAAAGATAATCAAACGAATCAACCCTAAGCGGGTTACTACGATGCGTAGAAAGCTCAAGAAGCTCGCTGTCAAAGTGAAGAACGAGGAGATTCCGTATGAAAATGTAGAGAATATGTTTCGAGGCTGGATGGGAAGCTTCCACAAGCTTTTATCCAAGGAGCAAAGAAAAAACTTAATAAGTCTCTATGAAGATTTGTTTGAAAAATCGATTATGATTGTCAACAAAAAGATCGTCGTAACCGACAGAATCAAATAAATATTGGAGGATGCAAAATGGAACCATGGTTTCAAATGGTAGCAACAATTGTTTGCGCCGTCATAGCTTCTTCTGGATTTTGGGCGTATATCCAGAAACGAGGAGAAAAGAAAGATGTAAAAACACAAATGCTCATCGGATTAGCACATGATCGGATTGTGTATCTCGGGATGTGTTATATCGAACGAGGATGGATTACTCAAGACGAGTATGAAAACCTCAATGATTACCTTTATAAACCTTATGAAAAAATGGGTGGGAATGGTTCGGCACAGAAAATCATGCTGGAAGTCAATAAACTCCCCATTCATAAATCAACATATGTGGAAGAAAATCAGTAGGAGGAAAAAATCATGATGGAACAGATTATGAACTATGTGCAGCCGGAGCTGATTGTTGTGGCGATTGTCCTGTATTTCTGCGGTATCGGCCTGAAGCAGACACAGACAATCAAGGATAAGTATATTCCGCTGATTCTCGGTGCTGCTGGCATCGTCCTTTGTGGCATTTGGGTTCTGGCAACGTGTCCACTGGGGAACGGTCAGGAGATTGCAATGGCTATATTTACGGCAATCGTTCAGGGAATTTTAATGGCGGGTCTCAGTACCTATGTGAATCAAATTATTAAACAGGCAAATAAAGACGAGTAACTGGAGCGGGCAACCGTTCTTTTTTTTATGTCTAAAAAGAGAGGATGAGAGAATATGGCTATTAACAAAGTAATTTATGGCGGAGAGACACTAATCGATCTGACCGGCGATACCGTAACTGCTGATAAGATTCTTTCCGGCTTTACCGCCCATGACAAAGGGGGGGAGTCAATCACAGGTACTTGTGAATACGATGTAGATTCTTCCGATGCGACGGCTGCTGTTGCTGAAATCCTTCAGGGAAAGACCGCGTACGTACGAGGTCAGAAACTGACGGGAACCATGAAGAATAATGGTGCTGTGGCAGGTGTGATTTCTTCAAAGGAAGAGCAATATACGGTGCCACTGGGTTATCATGATGGTTCTGGCAAAGTTGGAATCAATGCCACAGAACAGGCAAAGATTATCCCGGAAAATATTAGGGAGGGTATCACAATCCTTGGCGTGGAAGGCTCTATGTCTGGTACAGAGGACACAAAGCCTCAGGCAAAAACCGTTACCCCTTCAACAGAAGCCCAGACGGTATTGCCTGATTCCGAAGAAGGTTATAATTACTTATCCCAGGTTACAGTAGAAGCAATTCCATATCAGGAAAGTGAAAATCCGGCTGGAGGTACAACAGTTACGATTGGGTAGGAGGGAGGCTTAAATGGCCACAAGTAAAGTTATTTATAGCGGTAGAACCCTCATAGATCTGACTGGAGATACTGTAACTGAAGAATCTCTATTACGTGGTTATACTGCCCATAAAGCAGACGGAACGTTAATAACAGGAACAGCCTTTGCCGGTTATCCAAATGAGTTTACATTTTTAGATGTTCTGGAAGACTCGAACGGACAGGCAATACAGGATTCTTTTGGGGATGTTCTTTATGGGCGGACTGTGTATCGCAAAGCGAGAAATAATGTGATATTTAATTCGTCCGGAGACATCGTAGAAAATAGTTCTACCGTATAAACGGATCGTCGGAGAATGGAATGTGTTCCTTCTTGACGGTCTGAATTTCTTTGATGGTTTCATCAGTCAAGGTAAAAGTTCGAGCGTAATTCTGTTTGACAATTTCATATTCCAAAGCATAATCCAGCATCAGGTTGAATAGAGACTTGATTTTGTTCTTCATGGAAGCGCTCGGTTTCTGCTCTTTTCCCTTTACGATGGCGACGCCCTCATCCATACAGCCTTTCACATGGCGAGCTCGGATATCCATAACTCGCATATCATAGACAGATGAACAATACGCCCATGCAGAGTCTACGGCTCTTGCACTGGAATCATTCTTCAAAGTCTTGAAATATTCTTCGGTCCACTTTTCATACAGTTCTTTTGCTGTGATAGCGGGTTCCAAATCATATGGATTCTTATTGTACTCTACCAAGCCTGCATACGCATCGTTATAGGTTGGAAAATAAGATTCCGGCTTTAGTGGCTTGCAGATCGGCTTTCCCTCTGGCGTTTTTCCAACTGTAACCATGGCCCGAAAAGGGTTTCTTAGATTCCGGTTCTTAATTTCACTGATCTGTCCAAACCCATTAGGGAGCCGTCTCCGTTTGTTATTTTTACTTCGAGGCTTCCTAGGTCTGACATCTGGCTGCATGGGATAACCACAATGGGGGCAGAATGTCGCCTTGTCGCTTACCTGCAACTCACATTCAGGGCATTTTATCAACATGCTTCATACCTCCTCAACACCTTTGTAAAACGAGATTTTCCGTGTGGCAAGGTTGATTTATCATCAGTAATCATATATGATGGTGTAGGAATTGTCAACTCCTACACTAAACTTTTTAAAGGGATGGGTATATGGTTAGTGATGAAAAATTAACCTGTCGGAACTGCGGGGCAAGGGTGAAACGGTATGATAACGTGTCGAGAATTGTGCGAACAAAAGGAAGAAAAACATCATGGGTAAAGGTGGAACGGTTTCGTTGCCCTGTTTGCGGACAGATACATAGGGAATTGCCGGATTATATTTTTCCATACAAACAGTACGAAGCCGAGGTAATTCGTGGCGTTCTGGAAGGATTTATTACTTGCGAAACATATGGATATGAGGATTACCCTTGTGAAATAACGATGATTCGATGGAGGAATTCGCAGGAATTACAACTCCTTTTGTGAAAGATAAAACGAAAGGAGATTCATAATGTCAAAAGAGGAAAAGCACTTACAGACTAAAATTCGAATATTTGAGGATATGCTTTTACGATGTAAGAATTTTGGTCAAGCAGAAGCGATTAAAATCGAATTGACAAGAATGAGAGCAAAATTACAAAAATTATATTTCAAGAGAATGGAGTCCTAACAAGGGCTCTTTCTTTTTGTCGTTTTGCCACTGAGGTTGTTTTAACAAATTGCGGTTCCTATCCTAGAATAGCCGTTGAAAGGAGGTAACAGCCAATGGAAGAAATGATATTTGCACCGGGCTCCGTTCCGGTAGCGGTCGTCGCCAGAGTATACGGGAAAGATGCTTCCTGGGTTCGAGCCGGTATTATATCCGGATGGCTTCCCATTGGAAAAGCGACTAGAAACGGAAAGTTGATTACCAATATCGAAGAGATGAATTCGAAGTACGGACGCATCAACTTTTATATTTCTCCAAAGCGGCTCTGGGAAGAAACCGGATATTTATGGAAAGGAGAGAAACGTTAATATGGCAACAACGATTCGTCCAGAATTATCCGAGAAAAACCCATATTGGATTGAGCGTCACCGGTACTATGAATTGAAGCATTTCTGCCTACAGTATCCGATATGGAAGAAAGCATATGCCGCTCTGGATGGGCTTAGCCGCCGGCCTGCTGATATGGAGATATTCTCAAGAAACAGAACGACTGGCGATCCGACAGCTCGATGTGCAGAAGCTCGATCTTACTATTTGGATCGTATGAAAACGGTCGAGCAAACGGCGATTGCAACAGATGCGGAATTATCCAATTATATTTTAAAAGGCGTAACCGAAGGATGGTCTTATGACATCTTGAAAGCTAGATTAAATATCCCATGCTGCAAGGATGTTTACTACAACTTGTACAGACGGTTCTTCTGGTTACTGAATAAAGCGAGGGATTGAAATGAAGATTGTAGACATAGCAGTCAAGAAAGTCTATCGCTTCAACTGTCCGAATTGTCAGAGCCGATTGGAGGCAGACAGCAAAGAGGTGGTGGACATCGGAGGAAAGGTATGTAAATTCCATTGTCCTGCATGTCGAAAAGAGCGGTATATTGCCTGGTCCGACATGAGAAAGAAAATTGTGTATGAGGGCGAGGGAACGCAGAAATAACATCTTTAAAGACTGAGCCAGCAATGGCTCTTTCTTTTTTATCCTAGGATAAAACACAGTACCAAGGTATCCGAAAGACATGCTATGTTGATATATGAAAAAATCCCGGGTGGGAAATTTGGAAAAATGTTTTGGAAAGGCAGGATGGAATATGGAGCTCATTCTTTGTATGATTATCGGTATGATTATCGGATTTGTCTTCGGACGACAGGTGTTCCGAAGAGATGTCGTTGGTTCGCTGCGAGTCGATCAATCTGATCCGGACAGCGGGCCCTATTTATTTCTGGAACTGTCTCATAAGGGAGCGAATGCGATATATAAGAAAAAGTATGTAGTTTTGAAGGTCAATCTCAAAAATTATATTTCGCACGAATAACAAGTCCTTTTATGGAACAGTTAATGAATTCACGAAAGGAGAACTAAAATGGGTGAAAACATCAAAGAATTGCTGAACGAGGAAATAGCAGCGGAGATTCAGGCGATTTCTTCTCTGGATTCTGGTAGCGAAGAAAAATCAAAAGCTATAGAGGATCTGGCAAAGCTGTACCGTTTGAGGATCGAAGAAACCAAAAGTGAGCTAGACGCAGAGGATAAGCGAAGCCGGCGTACATTGGAAAGCGAAGCGAGTGTCCGGGAAAACGAGATTAAGAAATCTCAGTTGGACGAGCAGATCAAGGCCGATGTACAGGATGAGCAGTATAAGCGTTCGCAGCTTGACGAGCAGGTGAAAGATCGATATTTCAAACTGGGAATTGCAGCGGCAGAACTTCTCATACCACTGATGTTCTACGGTATCTGGATGCGGAAAGGATTCAAGTTTGAGGAAACCGGAACCTATACCTCAACAACATTCAGAGGATTGTTCAATCGTTTTAGACCGACAAAGAAATAATTAACCGGTCAAAAATGAGGAGGGCGTGATTTATACATGTCCTCTTCGTTTTTGCGTGATTTTTTACAGACGCTATTATGGAAAGGAGATGTTACAAAGAGCTCTTTGTCTCTTGACCGTACACCGGAAGAAACCGTACAATAATAGCGGTTCTTTCGAAAAACGAAAGGAAAAGACTGTAAGGAAATGATTTTCAGCAACGAAGAGGAGTCCTAACAAGGGCTCTTTCTTTTTACGTCATTTTTACAGCTCCTTTTATGGAAAACTGATTAAAAACGAAAGGAGTTTAAGGGTGATGGATGAAATGAAAATCAGCTCAAAATTTACACGAATGTTGCTTTCGAAATTAGCAAAAGGAGTATTACATAAAAAACTTGGATATAACGTGGATATCCAGTTAAACGAGTTGAATGCTTCGATTTCAGATGAGAAAGCACATGTGCATGTAAGTATTGATGCAGATATGAGCAAAGAAGAACTCATGAAAATTATGAAGAAGATCGGTTTGAATTAAAAGGATTGGGCCAGCAATGGCTCTTTCTTTTTACTTCGCAAAATTTCAATTTCTATTATGGAGAAACAGTTAGCTCATTGGTAGAGCGCCACATTTCTGTGGAGGTAATCAGTTCGAATCTGATACTGGATCTCTTTTATTTTTATCAATTAGGAAAGGGAGATTTCAAGGAGGTGGTTAGAAACTTGAGTTTGGACGAATTGGAGTTGATTCTGTTCGATATGTATGAAATGGACGAATGGTTGCCAAATCCGGTGTTTGACAAGAATGGATTTACAAAAACGAGCAATACCTTATGGGCGATTGGAGAATTTCGAAATTATGTAGCTAATCATATTTACCCCCAAACCAAAACATCCATTAAAAATCTGGAAGCAATGGCTCGATCATTTACAGAGAAAATGGAAAAATTTGCTTCTATGAATCAACAGAACAGTTCTATATTTACTGCCGCTAAGATAGTCGGCGAAAACATTCAAGACCTATTGTATGCCATGGAATAGGATAAAACGAAAGGAGAACGCCATGCAAAAACCTATATACGTTCGTTATGGTTCTACATTTTTTGAACCGTCAAGAAATTTCCCGATAAGCAATCATAGAAATTGGAGCAAACCTTTTGGTGGACTATGGGCGTCTCGCCAGGATGCGACTTTTGGCTGGAAGGACTGGTGCGAACGGGAGGAGTTTAGAGAATGCGATGAGAATAACTCTTTTAAATTTCAGTTATGTGATGGTTCAAAAGTTGCCACTATTCATTGTATGAAAGATTTAGACTGTTTACCAACCATTGAGAGTAACTATTCTATTTTTTGGAACAAGATAATCGACTTTGAAGAATGTGTAAGACAAGGCTATGACGCAATCGAATTATGTTGGTATGGGGACGAATACAAAGACAAAAAGGCTGACGATATGTATTTTGGTTTATATGGTTGGGATTGTGACTCTATCATTATCCTTAATCCATCAGTAGTAGTACCGATTTAAAATCGAAAGGAGAAACATCATGCAAAAAGTTAAAATTTCAAAAAGAGTTGGGCGCCAAATATATCGCTCATCTCCAACAATTTTAACAGTAGTAGCTTCTGTTGGAGTTATCGTAACGACCATTACTGCCGTTCGAGCAACCCCTAAAGCGATAAAACTGCTGAAAGAAGCGGAGCTGGAGAAGGGTGAAAATCTAACTAAAATGGAAATTGTCCGAGTGGCTGGACCGTCCTATATTCCTTCTGCGTTACTTGGAATTTCAACCATTGTCTGCATTTTTGGAGCAAATGCACTAAATCAAAAGAAACAGGCTTCTTTGATGAGTGCATACGCCATGCTCAACGAATCCTATAAGCAATATCGAAAATCGGCCAAGAATGTTTATGGGGAAGATGCAGATGACAAAATCCATGTGGAAATGGCGAAAGATGCAATGGTGTCTACATACGATTGGGGCTATCAGGTCTATAACATGGATATGGATTCAGAGAGTGAGCGGCTGCTTTTCTATGATCTTTCCTCAAAGAAGTATTTTAGAACCACAATGGCGGCGGTGCTAAACGCCCAATATCACGTAAACCGAAATCTTGCTGTCAGAGGCGACTGTTCGCTAAATGAATATCTATCATTCCTTGGAGTTGAAGGTATAGACGGAGGCGATGATCTCGGTTGGGATATTTCCTATATGGTGGAAGAGATGGATTGCTATTGGTTGGATTTTGATAATTATAAATCGACGTTAGAAGATGGCCTAGAGTGCATCATTATCGATACAATGGCAGTCAACAAATTTGATTGATTCGCAAAAATTACAGACGCTATTATGGAAAGGAGGCTAATGCTTTATGAAGAACAAAAATTTTATCAAAGCCATTGGTATTGCAGTTACGGTGATTGGATTTGGAGTGAGTATCCTTACTGATTGGGTAAACGAAAAGAAAATGGATGAAAAAATTGAAGAAAAGGTTAATGAGGCACTTGCCAAAAAAGACGATGAAAACGAAGAGGAGTCCTAACAAGGGCTCTTTCTTTTTAGTTTGGAGCAAGCGCTGATGAATGACGAGGTTATTCAAAAAATCCTAAATTATGCGAATGAACACCTGTTTGAACCCGGAGAAAATTGGCCTAAATCGGCTATCATGGAGCGTTCGTATGAAAGGTGGGCGGTTGATGAGATTCTACTGGCCATTATGGATCATCCGATGACAGAAGCAGACTTGGTGATAGAAGGCTTCATATTGAAAATGGAGTTATTCCTTCACATGTCAGAAGAACCAACAAACAACTACATATTTCAAGTAGCAGAAAATACGGCCGAGACACTTCTCGGTCTTATTTTATAACCACAACAATTTATATTTTCGAAAGGAGAAACATCATGAAGGTATTAAGAAAACAGGAAATCGACACAGCAAATATTCAGGTAGGAGATCAGATGATTATTCCTCTGGCAGAGCTTGGAGAGTTTATTGCAACGGCCCACAAGGTTACGGACGAGGGTGTAATGTTTATATTTGACGATTATGTTACTCGTCGGCCTATGAACAACCGAAACACAAACAAAGGCGGCTTTGAAAAGTCCGATTTGAAGAAGTGGATGGATACAGTTCTGTTTATGGCGTTTCCGGAGGAATTGCGTGACAAGATTTATGGTCTTACACTCCCCACTGTTGGTCAGATTGTGGGTCATGAGGACGAATGGGACAACAAGAATCTGGAACCGGATACCGATGAGCAGCTTCCGTTGATGAAGGAATGTAAGAATCGGATTGCTTGCTTTGAGGATCAGCTTACATGGGGATGGCTGAGGAATGCTACAAAAGAGGAGTTTTCTTCGGCTTATTTCGCTGGTGTGTACGGCGGTGGCGATGCGCACTTCAACTACGCTTCGGGCTCGGTTGGGGTTCGTCCGGAATTCTGGTTGGTTAAGCAGGAATCCAGGGGCCCTGTGCCCCGTGAAAACAAAATGTCTTATAAGACTCTTAAAGGATGGAATCCAAAGAACAAGGTAACAAAAGAGTCCTTACAGGAAGAGATTTCCGAGAAAGAAAACGAGATTAAGCTTCTCAAACAGGAAATCAAAAATCTGGAAGAGAAAGAGATGTTTGTTAAAGCTGCTTCTGAGATGAAGAACCTGAAGGATCGCTTTGTAGAAGCCGGCTTTACTGAAGATGAGGCGTTTCACATGGTTCTTGAGTTATCCAAAACAGCTTTAGGAATTGGAGGAAGGAAGTAATGAAAAAAGAAATAGCCAAGAGCCTTTTGTCACTGAAAACAGCGATTAAAAAGCATAGTCCGGAGATTCTTACTGGAATTGGTATTGCGGGTATGATCACAACAACCGTTATGGCTGTACGAGCAACGCCCAAGGCACTGATTCTCATTGAAGAGAGAAAAGAGGAGATCGGAGCCGAAAAGCTTGAAGCGATGGATATGGTGAAAACAACATGGGCGTGCTATATTCCGGCAGCAATTACAGGGACACTCTCTATTGCCTGCCTGATCGGAGCCAGCTCGGTGAATGCTCGGAGAAATGCAGCACTTGCAACGGCCTATACTTTATCCGAATCTGCGCTCAAAGACTATCAGGGGAAAGTTATTGAGATGTTCGGAGAGAAGAAAAATGAGGCCGTGAAAGATGCTGTTGCTAAGGATAAGGTTGAAAAGAATCCGATGGTAACAAGAGAGGTAATCATTACAGAAAAGGGGAATACGCTCTGCTATGATGCGATTTCTGGAAGATATTTCAAAAGTGATATTGAGAAAATTAAAAAAGCAGAATGCGAATTGAATCGGCAAATGCGGGATGATATGTATGTATCCCTGAATGACTTCTACTACGAAATCGGCCTGGACAGTGTCAAGCTTGGTGACGAGCTTGGGTGGAATGTCGATAGCGGATATATTGATTTATCATTCAGCTCTCAGTTAGCCAGCGATGGAACCCCGTGTCTGGTAATTGATTACAGTGTAGCTCCGCGATATGATTACCGGAATCTGTTATAAACGCGCGAAAAATACAGCGGCTTTAATGAAAGAAGAACCACACATTTTCAAAAATTGAAAGGAGAATAAACATGGAAACTAACGAAATCATGAACAACGAAGAGGTTATGGAGGCAACTACTGAGGAAGTCGTTAAAGCGAGTTCTGGAAAAGGGTTTAAGATTGCGGCTGGTATCGGTTTGGCCGTACTTGCAGGTGTTGTAATCTACAAGTATGTGGGTAAGCCGATGGTCGCCAAGATCAAAGCCCAGAAGGAGCAGCAGATTATCGACGCTGAGTGGGATGATTCTGAAGAGCCGATCGTGGAAAACGAGAAAGAGGATTCCGAAGAAGCTTAAAGAGAAAAAATGTGTTTCAACACGAGGGAGAGTACCTGTAACAAGGTGCTTTCCCTTTTTTCTTTTATCCGGAGGTGATATTGATGAATTTATATTTGTATGACGGACCAGTGATGGAATTCGACAACTGCGTTGCGAATCGCTGGACTGCTTCTACACGGGCGGTCTCTGAAAAGAAGGCAAGGTCAAATCTTACCTATCAATTTAAAAAGAAGAACAATCGACTTCCGGGTACAAAGATTATATTGCCTGGAAAGATTAGTTTAGTGAGTGGAAAGGAGACAACTTAATGGAGGAATATAAGCCGAATTCCCACAAGTCCAAGGAGGAGCAGAAAGACCTTGTTCCCGAAAAGCGTGTAGAAAAGGTGATTTCTGGGACGGTAAAACCGAAGAAAAAATCAGAGATGCAGAAGTTTGCGGACGTATTCATTTCTGAAGATGTCAATAATGTGAAATCTTATATTGTCATGGACGTTCTCGTTCCGGCGATTAAAAAGGCAATTTCCGATATAGTAACCAATGGTATTGATATGATTCTTTATGGCGAGGCTGGAAAGTCGAAAAAGAATTCAACGGCGTCAAAGGTATCCTATCAGAAGTATTACGACAGCGGAAAGAAAGATTATACAGCACCGAAGAGCCGAACGAGCTACGAATATGACGAACTCTTATTTGAAACTCGCGGGGATGCCGAGTCGGTATTAGATGCTATGAACGAGATTATTGCGCAGTATGAGGTAGTCAGTGTCGCGGATCTTTATGATTTGGCAAACGTATCCAATGACAACTATGCTGCCAATAAATATGGCTGGACCGATATCGGAGGATGCAGAGCGGTTCGGGTAAGGGATGGTTATATTTTGAAACTGCCTAAACCGATGCCGTTGTAAAGGAGGAATTCGAGATGTATGAATCAGAAGACAGGATGGTATCTCATCCAGATCATTATATTTCTGAAACTGGCATGGAAGTTATTGATGTGATCGAAGCCTTTACCTTTGATTTAAAGGGGATTGAGGCTACCGATACCGCTAATATCATCAAATATGCCTGCCGTTGGAAGAAGAAAAACGGAATCCAGGATTTGGAGAAAATCCTTTGGTATACACAGCATCTGATTGATCATTTGAAAAAAGTAGAAGAGGAGAATAAATAACTATGAAAAAAGCAGAGATTGTAAAGAGCATGAACGGTTTTCTTAGCAAGACCAGTTTCCAGTTAAAGAAGCATAGTCCGGAGATTCTCGTCGTGGCCGGCGTTATCGGTGTGGTTACGAGTGCGGTAATGGCGTGCAAAGCAACGACAAAAGTAGGAGAAATTCTGGATAAGACGAAGGAAGATGTTGAGGCGATTCATAAATGCGAGGAAGACGAATCCGTAAAGGATCAGTATTCCAGTGAAGATGCCAAAAAAGATTTGGCGATTGTTTATGTCCAGACCGGAGTAAAATTCGCTAAGCTGTATGGACCTTCCGTTGTGCTCGGTGCATTGTCGATTACCAGTATTCTGGAATCCAACAACATTCTTCGCAAGAGAAATGTGGCTCTGGGAGCAGCTTATGCGGCTATTGATAAGGGATTTAAAGAGTATCGCAGTCGTGTTATTGAACGGTTTGGTGAAGAGGTTGACCGCGAACTGAAATATAATCTCAAAGCCAAAAAGTTTGATGAAACGGTGATCGACGAGGAGACCGGAAAAGAGAAGAAAATTAAGAAGAACGGCTTTGTGGTAAGTCCGGCAGATATCAGCGGTTATGCCAGATTTTTTGAAAAGTACACGCAGGATGAAGATGGGAATTCTATTCTGAACCCTCACTGGGAAAGCAATAACGAATACAATCTGATGTTCATCAAAGCTCAGGAGCGTTACGCGAATGACCTGCTGAAAGCGAAGAAGCGTGTATTTCTGAATGAAGTTTATGAAATGCTCGGACTTCCGAGAACAAAAGCCGGCCAGATTGTTGGTTGGGTTTATAATCCGGAAAATCCCAAAGGTGATAATTACATTGACTTCGGCCTGTATTCCGATAATCTGAGTTATTCGGATTATGTCAATGGATTTGATCAGGCAATCCTTCTGGATTTCAATGTCGATGGAAACATCTTGGATTTGATGTGAGGAAAAATTTATAACTATCCCTAAGAGTTACTGTAATTCTTAGGGATAGCTTTTTATTTGGGAGGAATTTATGCACAGGTTAATCAAAGTAATAACGGTTCCGATATTGTGCGGTATTGTAATAGCTTCTTCCTTCTTTATATCCGAATTTCACTCAGATGGGGAAGACGTTGCTGCAATATCCAAAGCAATCGTTGTCGAAAAGACTGAGCCGATTATTACAGTTTCGCAAGAGGAGTTTATTCCGATTGCAGTAGAGGAAACGGAGGAATCAATAACAGAAGCAATACCTGAAATGTCCAGGAAAGATGTAGAGCTGATCGCCCTTGTCACAATGGCAGAAGCCGAAGGCGAATGTGAAGAAGGAAAACGCCTTGTTATTGATACGGTACTTAATCGGGTAGATTCAGAATATTTTCCGGATACCGTATATGAGGTGATTTATCAGCCCAATCAGTTTTCATCCATGTGGAACGGACGAGTGGACAGATGTGAAGTCCGAGAGGATATTTGCGAGCTCGTCTACGAGGAACTGGAGTCGAGAACTAATTATGATGTCGTATTTTTCACAGCGGGAGAATACAGTGCATACGGCTTTCCGATGTTCCAGGTTGGGAACCATTATTTTTCAAAGTATGAATAAGGAAGGAGAATCATTATGCGTAATCTTTTAGCGTTTGTATCTTATACGTTAGCGGCAATGTCCGGTATCTGCTTTGTTGGTGGAATCGCAATTCTGTCAACAGGAAGGGAGCATTGATATGGACGGCTTGGAGAATGTAATATCGGTACTGGATTATGTTCTGGATACCAAGAGAAAAAGACATATTATGGGAGGCATTCTGTTGAGTGTCTCTTTTCTTTTTGGCGGTTTGGCAATAACCGTGATGACAATCAGAAACGAGGAGGAAGAGGATGAGCAGTAAAGGAATGGCTTTCCTTGCTTTTATTGCTGGAGCAGGGATAGGCTCTGTGTGCACATGGCAACTGTTGAAACGGAAATATGAGTTGATTGCCCAGGAAGAAATTGATTCTGTGAAAGCGGCTTATGCCACAAGAGAAACTGGAAAGAGTTTTGTAGAAGGCTTTTGTAACGGACTTAAAGTAGCAGAAGACAGAACTCAGAAGGACGAGAGTGATGTGGACTTCAAAAAGTATGCATCTATCATCCAGAAAGAGGGATATACGGACTATTCCAGAAGTGTCGAGGAAAAGAAAGGAGAGGCGTTTGTGGAAAAGCCTTATGTTATTTCGCCAGAGGAATTTGGTGAATCTGAAGAATATGAAAAGATCAGCCTCACTTACTATGCAGACGAAGTTCTGGCTGATGAAAATGATGAAGAGGTAGACGATGTGGATGAAATTGTCGGCGAGGAATCTCTGAACCATTTTGGTGAATATGAGGATGACTCCGTATTTGTCCGAAACGACAGGTTAAAGTGCGATTATGAAATCCTGCTTGAACAGAGGAACTACTCGGATGTCGCAAAGACAAGGCCGCATCGAGTGGAGGAATAATGACAAAGAACGAGCTTAATGATGCATATTTTAACTGGATGTATCAGCTTGTATTTGATGGAAGATATTCAAAGAAATTGTCGTATCGGAAGCTTTTAAAAGAGTTGCATCGAATTGAATTTACTTACAGCATTCCGATGGATGGAAACCGAGCGGAGGATGGAGTGGATTTAAGGTATCGATTTGGTTATGAAAACGGATACAGCAGCTCCATGATTTCTACGTATTTGGATAATCGGATGTGCAGTGTACTGGAAATGATGATTGCGCTTGCGATTCGGTGTGAGGAACATATTATGGACGATCCGGACGTTGGAAACCGAACTGGACAGTGGTTCTGGAACATGATTGTCAATCTTGGTCTTGGCTCTATGAACGATTCCAAGTTTGACCGGGATTATGTCGAGGACATTGTCCAGCGGTTTCTGGATCGGAAGTATAGCCACAATGGTGACGGTGGGCTGTTTACCGTAAATCACAGCCGATACGATTTAAGGTCTGTTGAAATCTGGTATCAGATGTGCTGGTATTTGGACGAAAATACTTAGAAGGAGAGATTACTATGAGTCACAGCGAAGTAATGAAGTGGTTTGAAAACTATTTTCCTGATTATTCAGGGGATCGGATTGATGTATGGTTCCCAAATGGAAGAAACAGCATCCGTATCCGTCAGGAAAACGGTCAGGAATTTATATTCACTTATCATAGTCAGAAAGATTGGAGATTTGAGACGATTACCAGTTTTCTGAATGGAATGAAGGGAGGAAAAAAGTAAGATGTGTGAGGTTATGAATTATATTTTTGGCAGTCTTAGCAATTCGGAGACGGCAATACGGTCCATTCGGAAATCTCTGAATAAACAGGCCCGCTATAACCGGAAATTAAGTACGCTTGCTCTTATCATGACGGTTAATCTGGTTCTCCTGGAGCTGGATCGTGTGGAGCAGAAAAAGAGAATTGAAAAATTGGAATCGACAATAGAGGAAATGAAGCGCGATAAAGGAGAGTAAAAAATGAGATGATCGACTTTTTGATGATTTCCACACGTAGTACAAAGCGTGGTGTAATTGAAATCTATCCGAAGTTCATTATTAAGAAAAGCTCCGATCTGATGATTCGAGGTGGTGACTTCTACGCTATCTGGATTGAGGAACGAGGTTTATGGTCTACGGACGAACAAGATGCTTTGCAACTCATTGACCGTGAACTGGATAGATACGCAGAAGAAAGCCGCCAGCGCTTTGACTCTGAGATTAAAGTTCTTCACATGTGGGATGCGGAATCCGGAATGATTGATTCCTGGCATAAATATTGTCAGAAGCAAATGCGGGATTCTTTCCACATGCTGGATGACAAATTGATATTCTCCAACACAAAGACCGACAAAAAAGATTACGCCAGTAAAAAGCTGAAATATCCGCTTGAAGCTGGCAATTTGTCTGCTTATGACAAATTGATGTCTACTCTGTACTCAGAAACGGAAAGACAAAAGATAGAATGGGCGATTGGTTCTATAGTGTGCGGAGAATCGAAAAAACTGCAAAAATTTATGGTTCTGTATGGAGCTGCCGGAACGGGTAAATCCACAGTTCTCAATATCATTCAGCAGCTCTTTGAAGGATATTATTCGGTCTTTGACGCAAAAGCTCTTGGTTCATCTAGCAATTCGTTTGCGCTGGAGGCGTTCAAGAGCAACCCCCTTGTGGCGATTCAGCATGATGGCGATCTGTCGAGAATTGAAGACAATACCCGGTTAAACAGTTTGGTATCCCATGAGTTGATGACCGTGAATGAGAAGTTTAAATCAACCTATTCCAATCGGTTCAAATGCTTTCTGTTTATGGGTACCAATAAGCCGGTAAAGATTACGGATGCAAAGTCTGGTTTAATTCGACGACTGATTGATGTGTCTCCTTCCGGAAATAAGCTGAGTCCGAAGGAATACAAGGCAACCATGAAACAGATTGAATTCGAATTGGGAGCAATCGCGCATCATTGTCAGGAGGTCTATCTAAATAATCCCGGTCTGTATGACGATTATATTCCAATTGCAATGCTGGGAGCTTCCAACGATTTCTATAACTTCATCATTGATTCCTACCATGTGTTCAAACGGGAAAACGGTACAACCTTGAAGGCTGCCTGGGAGATGTATAAGACCTACTGTGACGAGGCAAAAGTGGGTTATCCATTTTCTCAGAGAGTTTTTAAGGAAGAACTGAAGAATTATTTCCATGATTATAAAGAACGATTCAACATGGAGGACGGTTCGAGAGTACGAAGCTATTATATCGGATTCCGGACTGAAAAATTTGAAGAGGAAACCATTGTGGAAAAGCCGGAAGAGAAACCGTCATTATTGCAGTTTAACGCAACCAAATCCATTTTCGACCAGGTGTGCTCTGATTGTCCGGCGCAGTATGCAACCGACAAGGAGACGCCTTCCATGAAATGGGACAAGGTAAAAACGAAGCTGTCCGATTTGGACACTTCTAAAATCCATTATGTTAAAGTCCCGGAAAACCACATAGTAATCGACTTTGATATTCCGGATAAGGATGGGAACAAATCCTTCGAACGGAATGTGGAAGAAGCAAGCAAGTGGCCGGCGACTTATGCAGAGCTAAGTAAAAGCGGAAAGGGGGTTCATCTTCATTATATTTACACAGGAGATGTAAAAAAACTGAGTCGTATTTATGACGACCACATCGAAGTGAAAGTGTTCACAGGTAAAAGCTCATTACGAAGAAAACTTACGAAGTGTAATGATTTGCCTATCGCAACGATTAGCTCTGGTTTACCGACGAAAGGAGAAGACAAAATGGTAAATTTTGAAGCGATTAAAAGCGAAAAAGGGCTTAGAACACTGATTAAACGAAATCTGAATAAAGAAATTCATCCGGGTACTAAGCCTAGTATCGATTTTATCTACAAAATACTGGAGGACGCATATGCCAGCGATTTGAGTTACGATGTGACAGATATGCGGAACGCAGTTTTGGCATTTGCCGCAAACAGTACGCATCAGGCCGAATACTGTATCAAGCTGGTAAATAAGATGCAGTTTAAATCAGCAGACCCTTCCACAGCGGGGAGAAACGAAGAAGCAAAACTGGTCTTTTATGATATTGAGGTATTTCCGAACCTGTTCCTTGTAAACTGGAAAATCGAGGGTGAGGGAAAGCCGGTTGTCCGTATGATTAACCCGACGCCGACTGAGATTGAGGAATTGATGCGGTTCCGTCTGGTTGGGTTCAACTGCCGTCGATATGATAACCATATTCTGTATGCGAGACTCATGGGTTATACGAACGAGCAGCTCTATAACCTTTCGCAAAAGATTATCAGTGGAAGTCCCAATTGCTTCTTTGGAGAAGCCTACAATGTTTCCTATACGGATGTGTATGACTTTGCATCTGCCGGAAATAAAAAGAGCTTGAAGAAGCTGGAGATTGAGATGGGAATCCATCATCAGGAGCTTGGGCTTCCTTGGGATCAACCTGTTCCCGAAGAAATGTGGACCAAGGTTGCTGAATATTGTGATAACGATGTAATTGCAACCGAATCGGCATTCCACTACCTGAAGGCGGACTGGACAGCTCGACAGATTCTGGCGGATTTGGCTGGCATGACGGTAAACGACACGACCAATACGCTGACCCAGAAGATTATATTTGGGAACGAGCGAAAACCACAGGATCAGTTCAATTACCGAAATCTGGCAGAGCCGGTACATTGCCTGGATGAAGAAACCGAATCTTTCCTGGCTGAAGCGTGTCCCGAAATGATGGCACAAACCCATGGTGAAGAAGGAAGCCTCTTACCTTATTTCCCTGGATACAAGTATGAGAATGGAAAATCGACATATCGAGGAGAAGAGGTTGGAGAAGGCGGTTATGTCTATGCGGAACCCGGTATGTATGGAAATGTGGCATTGCTGGATATTTCTTCTATGCATCCGCACAGCGCAATCGCAGAAGTTCTGTTTGGTGTGAAATTTACGAGGGCCTTCCGTGATATTGTGGAAGGACGAGTCAGCATCAAGCACGAAGCCTGGGACGAAGTCAACCACATGCTGGACGGAAAGCTGACGCCGTATATCCAGAAAGTTATCGATGGAGAGATGACGGCAAAGGATTTGGCGAATGCTTTGAAGACAGCAATCAATTCGGTATATGGTCTGACTTCTGCCAACTTCGAGAATCCATTCCGTGATCCTAGAAACAAAGATAATATTGTGGCCAAACGAGGAGCTCTGTTCATGATTAACCTCAAGCATGAGGTGCAGGAACGAGGCTTTACTGTTGCTCATATTAAGACGGACTCCATTAAGATTCCAGATGCGACACCGGAGATTATCCAGTTTGTTATGGATTATGGGAAACGGTATGGCTACACCTTTGAGCACGAGGCTACATACGACCGGATGTGCCTGGTAAATGACGCTGTCTACATTGCAAAGTATAAAGACGGGAAGTGGACGGCCACAGGAACCCAGTTCCAGATTCCTTATGTTTTCAAGAAGCTTTTTAGCGGTGAAGAGATTGTATTTGAAGACATGTGTGAAACCAAGTCAGTAAGCAGCGCTTTATATTTGGACATGAACGAAGGGCTTCCTGATGTGTCCGAATATGAAAAAGAATTTTCAAAAGCGGAGAGTGATTATCGTAAGGGATTTCTTTCCGACACAACATTTGAAAAGACTTGCCAGTCGCTGAATCCAAAGATTGCAGAAGGCCACAATTATATTTTCATAGGACGAGTAGGACAATTCTGTCCGATCAAACCCGGGGCCGGTGGCGGTTTGCTCATGCGTGAGAAGGATGGACGGTATTATGCAGCTACTGGCTCGAAGGGGTATCGGTGGCTGGAATCTGAAATGGTGAAAGAACTCTCCAAAGAAGATTCTATTGACCGTTCTTATTACGATAAGCTTGTAGATGATGCAGTTGAAACCATATCCAAATACGGCGACTTTGAATGGTTTGTATCAGATGATCCTTATATTCCCAAACCAAAACTGGAGGATTTTATGAACATCCCAGAAGACGCTGATGAAGAATTACCATTTAATTAAAGAAAAGGAGAAGTATCATGGCTTACAAAAACGTACCTAATATTATTATTGAAAACGCTCATATCATTTTTCGGAATTTCAGAGGAGAAGAGTCTAAGTATAACAGAGCTGGAAGCAAGAACTTCTGTGTGATCATCGAAGATCCAGAGCAGGCGGAGAAACTCTCTAAGGATGGATGGAACGTAAGGGTTCTGGCTCCTAGAGACGAGGATGAAGAGCCGAGACATTATATTCAGGTGGCAGTCAGCTTCGAGAACATTCCGCCAAAGGTGGTTATGATTACAAGACGGAATAAGACACCGCTTGATGATGAATCCATTTCCACTCTGGATTATGCGGAGATTCGGAATGTTGATTTGACGATTCGGCCGTATTCCTGGGAAGTGAACGGTAAGACCGGCATTAAGGCCTACCTGAAGACGATGTATGTCACCATCGAGGAAGATGAATTTGCTGAGAAGTATGCAGAGGAAGAAGGACCGGAAGAAGTTCCGTTCCGCCGATGAGCGACAGATAGGGTGCCTGATATTGCCAGCAAGGTAAATGTCCTAAGGCTAGAGGAAACAGCCCTATATTTCTGCGAAAGGAGAAAAAAATGGCATTTTGGAATCGGAAAAAGAAGCGAACCACAGCGAAACCGAAAATCAATGCTTCTGTTCCTAAACCCAAAGTAAACAGCGAAAAACAAGAATCAAGCATTCCGCCACAGCCTAAGAAAATGGACATACCAAAGCCGGATAAACTGCTGAAAAATGAGAATGTCAGGAAAGAGTTTCTAAGATCTTTTCATCAGTTGACTTACCAGCACAGACCGTGGGATGTATGGCGGGATTTTATCATAATGTTTGCCTGTTCTTTATCGAATCCGGTGGATAAATCCCACTATGAAGAACGGGAAAAACGATATTTGAAGATTATCAAAAAATACAATAAACAGGAGCAAAAATTGTTTCCGGAATTAGCTGCCTATGTAGTTATGGCTTTGGAAGATAATCCAGAGCAGGACTTCTTAGGCAGTGTTTTTATGGAATTGAACCTGGGTAACAAATCGACCAGCCAATTCTTTACTCCCTATCATATCTGTGAGCTGATGGCAAAAGTAACGGAAGAAGATGTAGCAGCCATTGTGAAGGAAAAAGGTTATATTACGATCAATGATCCTTGCTGTGGTGCCGGGGCAACTCTGATTGCAGCAGTTAATGAGGCAAGAAAGCAATTGGAAAAAGTAAATCTAAACTTCCAAAATCATGTTCTGGTTGCTGCTCAGGATATTGATGAAATCGTTGCTTTGATGTGTTACATTCAACTTTCTCTTCTTGGAGTAGCTGCATACATCAAAGTGGGTAACTCGCTTACCGAACCAATGTCTACGGACGATAACGGAGAGAACTATTGGTTTACCATGATGTATTTTTCAGATGTGTGGACCATGAGAAGATTGTTTCACAGCTTATGAAAGGACGGGTAACATGACAAAGACTGTACGATTAAAGAAAGAAGACTGCTATTGTGATTTGACCAAATTCTATGAAAATGTGGCTCGAAAAATCCCGGTGGGGATAACAGACAAAACCTGTTTCGACTGCCGGAAAATTTGCGTCACGAAATCGGTCCAAGAAGCTTTATGGTCGTATTATCGTGACGAAAAAGGAAAGACAGATGAGCAGATTGCTACGATGTTGTTGGGATACGGGCCGAAGGCAAACTTGGAAGAGCATGGCATTCTGGAGTATCGGGTTGAGATTGAAGATGGATTTATAGTGTGAGGAGGGATAAGTGTGGACGAGCGGTTAAAAGCTTTGGAAAAAGAACTGGACAGTCTGATGAACATGGCTCCTATAGAAGACGACTGTACAAAAAATGAAAACGAGATGTATTCAGACATGGCGAACCTGAAAAACAGCATAACAATGGTTCTTGAGGAGCGACGGAATGGCCGTTAAATTATATGACTACCAGATAGCAGCCGTTGAAAAAATGCGAAACGGTTGTATTCTGTGCGGTGGAGTTGGAAGCGGAAAGTCCAGAACAGCGTTGGCTTATTACTATCTTCATAATGGTGGAGATCCAGATTGTCTGACGGGGCTGAAGGGCTATGTTGCGATGGACGATCCGCCAAAGGACTTATATATCATTACAACGGCCAGAAAGCGGGATACGATGGAATGGGAGGGTGATCTTTCGCCCTTCCTTCTTTCGGTTCATGAGGATGTCAATCTATATTCAAATCAGGTTGTCGTAGATTCCTGGAACAACATCAAGAAATATGCAGAGGTGAAGGATGCTTTCTTTATATTTGACGAGCAAAGAGTAATCGGTTCCGGAGCTTGGGTGAAGGCGTTCCTGAAAATTGCCAAATCAAACCAATGGATTCTGTTATCCGCAACTCCGGGAGATACCTGGCAGGATTATATTCCGGTATTCATTGCAAATGGATTTTACAAAAATCGGACGGAATTCATCCGAGAACATGTGGTTTATAGTCGATTCAGTAAATACCCAAAGATTGACCGATATTTGAATACCGGGAGATTGATTCGACTCAGGAACCGAATTCTGGTGAATATGGATTTCAAGCGTCAGACAATTTCTCATCATGAAGATGTGTTTGTCAAATATGATGTGGGAAAATACAGAGACGCTGGACGAACCAGATGGGACCCATTTAAAAACGAGCCGATTACAAATGCTGCTGGTCTTTGCTATGTATGGCGAAAAATTGTAAATACGGACGAGTCACGGCAGATTGCTTTGATGGAGATTGTAGAGAAGCATCCGAGAGCCATTATATTTTACAACTTCGATTACGAGCTGGAGCTTTTAAAGGGATTATTTCAAATTTATGAGGATGACGGGGTTTTTGAAATCGCAGAGTGGAATGGCCATAAACACCAGCCGATTCCAGAGTCAAAGAGCTGGGTATATCTTGTCCAATATAATGCTGGAGCTGAAGGCTGGAACTGTATTAAGACTGATACCATTATATTCTACTCACAGAACTATTCCTACAAAATCATGCAGCAATCTGCGGGGAGAATAGACAGGTTGAATACACCATTCAAAGATTTGTACTATTATCACTTAAAATCTCGTAGTGGGATTGATTTGGTAATTAGTAAGGCACTGAAAGACAAGAAAGATTTTAATGAATTGAGGTTTGTAAAATGGTCTGGGGAATACTCCATCGAAAACGGCAGCTTAGGTAGGTGAAAAGATTATGAATGAAGAATATTTGGAAGTAGATTTTAAAAAGTATTGCAAAACTTGTAAACATAAAGAATTGGGAGAGAAATTCGATCCATGTAATGAATGTCTGGATTATGGGTATAATCTCAATTCTCACAAACCTGTAATGTGGGAGGAAAAGAAAAAATGAGCTACGAATATGATCGATATTTGGCACAGCATAAATCTAACGTCGAAGCAGGATTTCGATGGTTACAGAAAAATCTTCCTGAGATCACGGAGGGCAGTGGCGCAGAGCATAATATCGTATTTGCACATGACCAATCCAAAACCGAGCCTGATGAATATGGTCCCTATGATATTTACTTTTATGGAGGAAATCGCTCTTATGCAGTAGTGGCGGATTTTAGAAAAGCTTGGTTGTTACATATTCATCGAAATCCTCATCATTGGCAGCATTGGGTATTGATCGATGATGATCCGGAAAAAGGAGAAATCGTTTTGGAGATGCCCTACTGCTATATTCTGGAGATGATTTGCGATTGGTGGTCCTTTAGTTGGTTTAAAGGAAATTTGCTGGAAATTTTCTCCTGGTACGAAGAGCATAAAAATTATATAAAACTGCATCCCAATACGAGAAAATTGGTGGAGGATATTTTAAGCCGCATCCAAAATAAGCTTGGGGGGGTAATGGCGAATGAAATCAACAGATAGCGTAATTGCGAGTTGGGATTTTTCCAATGGAAAAGACGTTGGTGTTCTGATTGTCGGAAAGCAGGAGAAAGGAAAAGTTGAAATTATCAACGCCTATCAGGGAGAAGAGGCCAAAGCACTTTATCAAAAGTTGGTATTCCCCAAATCAAAGAAGACCAGCTTTAGCAAGGAGAAAACCACATGAAGCAACCGAAAAAATTAACCAGAGAGCAAAAAGAATGTTTGTCTGCTCATTATCTGAATTGTAAAGACTGGATGCTGGTTGAAGAGACCGAATTCTATTACCGCATCATTAACAAGAATACAGGGGTGATAAAAAGCGTGGACAAGTTCAGAAGGATAAGAAGGAGGAAACGAGATGTCGGATATTCTGGTAGTTAAAGTAAATATGTTTTGTCGTTCCAGAGAGTTGAACGATATTCGCCGATACATACTTTCCCAAATAGAAAACGGAAAGGTTGTTGTGTTACCTGCTTATTGCGATGCTCAGATTGTTCCGAATGATATTGAAATAATACGCGTTGAAGATCTTTCTGGGGAACAAAAAAATAAAGGAGGAAATCATGAAAATTCCACAAAATCCATTTAATGATGCTCTACAGACCTGTTTAAACAATATTGAAGAATTTAAAAAAACGTGTGGAAAAAGAAAGTGAATTAAAAAATTCGTTACTTTCTCAAATGGCAAACTTTTATACCGATAATTTTCAGAACACTTATTTTAAAGAAGAGAAGAGCAAAAGGATTGGACAAATTGAATACATCTTCTGTAAAAACGGAGTGTTTTTCGCTCACGTATATTTTCTCGATATTACAACAAATTCAAAGATCAGGAAAGTTTATTCTAATATCGAATTGTTTAGCTCTGAAATGGAAGAAATGACAGCAATATCCGAAGACGAGTACAAATTTGGGTTTTTCGATTATATTAACAAAAATATAAAAATAGTTGAGAATGAATAAAGGAGAAAAAAGAGTATGAAAACAATTAGAAACAACTGGAAAGTAGCCTTGATCGTAGCCGCTGGTATAGTGGCTGTTATTTTATTATGTGTGTTTGGTGTGCAGAGTTCTCAGAATAGAGCGTTTGCCTTGGAAGAGCAAGTCTATACTGCTGATTCAGATATTAAGGTTCAGGAAAAGCGGCGTGTAGATTTGGTTTATAATCTTGCCGATTGTGTTGAGCAGTACGATAAATACGAAGCTGAGACATTGACTGCAATTGTTGAAGGTAGAGGTTCCGCTGGTGACATTGAAAATGTCACTACCGCTATTACTGCCGTTTCTGAAGCATACCCCGAATTAAAATCAAATGAAAATTATAAAGAGCTAATGAATGAACTTTCTATTACAGAAAATTTAATTGCAGAATATCGGAGCAACTATAATAAGCAAGTTAAAGAATATAACCGATATATACGGAAATTCCCGACAAGAGTTTTTCTCGATATTCTCGGATATGAGATTCAGAACTATACCTATCTCGATTATGATGCTCCTGTTGACGCTCCACAGAATTTATTGGGAGAGTAGAAAATATGAGAAGATGTAAGCGTAGAAGTTTTGATTTTGAGAATTTCGAAATTACAAAACGGGAAATATTGGCAAGTATATCAATTGTAGCTGTTATGCTTCTGATTGGGATTCTTATTGCTGGAAAAAATTCAGATTATCACTAGGATAAAAACGAAAAATATAACAAAGCAATAAAAGTAGAATTGCAGGAACTGTTTGAGTATGGGATGAGAACCAATGTCGGAAACGCTTTTGTGTACGGGGATTTAAAAGCTGTCGATACGGTTACATATCCTGAAATTGGCGGCGAATATATGTATATCAAAAAGGTTAAAGAACGATACACAATGCATACTCGTCGGGTTTCACATAGAAAAACGGTGAATGGTAAAACTCATACTTACTACACAACGGAAACCTATTGGACATGGGATTATTCCGGTAGTGAAGAGCAGACATGTAACAAGATATTGTTTTTAAACCATGTTTTCCCAGTTAGTAAAATTGATTTGCCGGAAGAAGAGTATATAGACACTATTAAAGAATCCGGTCATATTCGGTATAAATATTATGGGGTAGGTTTAAATTTTACCGGAACTGTATTTACAGAACTGTCTAATAATACGATAGCTGACAACTCGCCATTTTATAAAAACATGAGGATTGACGAGACCGTAGAATACTTAGAAACCGATTTAGGAATATGGATATTCTGGATTATTTGGATAGTCTTAATTGGGATCTGCGTTTTCGGTTTCTATTATATCGATAACAAATGGCTTGAATAATTTGGAATTTTTGGGAGAGGGTCGAGCAATAATGAGGGCGACCACAAGGTGGATATAGCAGTTGCATAAGGGATGAGTCCACTATGGAAAGGAGAAAAAGAATATGAATCTTAAACCAGCGAAAATTATTGCAGTAGATTTTGATGGAACTTTATGCGAAAACAAATGGCCGGAGATTGGAGCAGCAAATGAAGAGCTGATAGAGTATCTCCGTGATCGACAGAAGAATGGAGATAAACTGATTCTCTGGACTTGTCGTGTGGACGATATGCTCAGAAAGGCCGTTGAATGGTGTAAAGAAAAAGGACTGGTGTTTGATGAAGTCAACGAGAATCTTCCGGAGATAATCGAGAGTTTTGGCTCCGATACCAGAAAGATATTTGCCAATGAGTATATAGATGATCGAAATATCTGGCCGCTGGAAGAAGGTGTGGCTGACGTTCTTTATCTTTGTGATGGTAAAAGGTGCGGGGATACTTGCCCAGGTGTGGAATGCAAACACACATCCGATATAGCTCATGCTAGGAATTTTATAAAGGGTTCCTATAACTCCTATTGGGAAAAGGAATGCTTTAGAGAACATCAAAAAGACTGTCACGGTTGCTTCGGGGCTGCGGACGATGGTTGCAAACGCTGTATGGAGGAAAATCAGCATGAATCGGAATAGATTTATCCAGGGATTAAAAAGTAATATCCAGCTTTCCGAAAAGGAACGGCGACGGATTATTCGAAAAAGTCTTCAAAAATACCCATGGAAAACAAAATGTACGGTGGCGATGGAGGAATTTGCAGAGCTTCAGCAGCAGATCAGCAAACAGGTTCGCGGCTACGGGGACAGAATTGGACTCTTGGAAGAGATGGCAGATGCTTATATTTGTCTAAACTTTCTGGTATTAAGTCAGAAGATTTGCAGAAGGCTATTGATGTGAAGCTGGAACGAGAAAGGAGAAACTTATGAAGGTATTCGTTATCGGCTCTCTTTCTTGTGAGGAAGAGATAAGGAAAGTAGCAAAATTTTTTAAGGAAGAAATGGGAGATGAGGTTGATTATGTACGAAAACAACCCGAGAAACCCTTAGAAATTCTTATTAGAGAAGCTTTTGAATCCATATCTAAGGCAGACAGAGTAGTCGCTGTTAAAAAAACAGATGGAACTTTTGGTGATGGCACCCTGTACGAAATGACTTTTGCGAATTTTATTGGGAAACCAATCACAAAGTTTGGAAAAACGGACATAGAACTTATAAGCCAAAAAGGTTCTAATACTCTACCAGAGTGGATTTATAGCCCAGTAAATGATCTGAAGTGGGATGATTTGTTCGAGCAAATTGAAAGAGCACTTGGTTTCAAACTATTTATCTGGCAAAAAACCTATATCATGGGTATTGGCTTCAGAAGATCGGGACAAACCACTGCCGAAATTCTTAGACTTTTAGTTGGAAACACTGTACTACCGTACATCCGTTTAGAACGACCAAAAAGTAAACAAGAAGATTTGAAACAGAAAGAACTTATTAAGATAAAGGAAAAACTGGATTCGAAAGGCATAATTTCAAGAAATATAGAAAGGGAATATTATTGATAATGGGGTTATCAAAACTTTCAGAAGAATGCAAGAATTGCCCGTTTGTCGAGAAGTGTAAAAACAAGAGAATGGAAGCATTGGCATATATGACTGAACCGCAAGTTTTAGCAAATGCGGCAGGGCCAAGTTCTGAAAACTTAGCAGCACCTTTATTACGAGAAACCGTGACAATCATGATAAATGGTACGCCAACCCAGGTTTATAAAGACGAAATAGAAAAACAGCTCTATTCCCAATTATATTCAGCGTTAGGTTTAAAGTTTGGTGGTTAAAAAGGAGAAAAATTATGAATAAAAATTGTTTGGGTCTTTTACCTCAGTATCATATTGACAGAGATAAGCTGTGCGAGATTGTAAAAGAAACCGTCGGCTACGATAGACTTATGGATGCATTCTGCAATGGGACTGTCGTTTGTGACGAGTTTGCTTGGTTTTCTAATGCCGACGAATATTACATCATTCATTTGGAGAGCGGAATGATGGTAAATTGGTATAAACATCTCGGAAGGACAAACACTTGCTCACAGAAAGATAGAACCATTGATGATTATTACGAGTTCTTCAGATTATTCAAAGAAGAATTGGACTATTTCGAGAGGAGAATGCAATAATGATTAAAATTGAAAACGTAGAGGTTATGGGATGGGAGCACGCTATTCGTGGAATGCGGAACCCGATGAACAGTTGGGAAAAATCAGATAGCGGAATCTGCAAAGGTGGGGAGAGCGGTATTGGATGCAAGAACTGTGCCAATTACGATTCCTGCGAGCATACATACGATCATTCCTGGCAGCTTGGTAAAGAAGACCATGACCTGATGATGAGGCTTGCGACCGGCGGGCCGACTCATGCGAAGTATCGAAGAATGATTACTGTCTATGTAGACATTACCGCTCCGCTTTATTGGTGGAAGGAGTTTGATACTTATAAGGTGGGAACGGTAGCAAATAGTTGCTCCACAATGAATAAGATTGCGCAGAAAGAGTTTACGCTGGAGGATTTTAGTCACGAGCATTTGGGGGTTTACATTCCGGCAGAGAAAAACGATGGTGAAGAATGCTTCCAAAACTTATGGATCGACGACATATTGCCTAGAGTTATCGATGGGTTAAACATAGCAAGGAATTTTTATATTAAAGAAGACGATCCGGAACTTAAAAAGAAATACTGGTGGCAGATGATTCAGCTTCTTCCGAGCAGCTATAACCAGAAGCGTACCGTGATGATGAACTACGAGGTTCTGGACAGCATTTATCCCATGAGAAAAAACCATAAACTTGATGAGTGGGTGGAATTCTGCAAATGGATTGAAACTCTTCCATATTCGGAAATTATTGTTGGGGAAAGGGCTAAATTATATGCTGACGGGAAGGAGATAAATTTATGATTTTTATTCAAACCTTGATTTGTATTTTTCTGGCATATATTTGTTTGTATGCCCTGATTTCCAGAATCTGCAAATGCATCGAACATTGTGCCTCAGCCAAAGGATATACAAAGTTGGAAGAGGCGAAAATCCTCGCCAAAGACCAGAATAAGGGAGAGTAAACTATGTGGAGCCGAAAACTGATAAAAAACAAAATCTATGCTGTCCTGATTGTCTTGATTGGAGCGTTGTCAGTCCCGATTGAATGGGATGCAACGTTCTTTTTATTTTCCCTGATTATGGGAGTACCGCTGTTCTTTGCGAAAACGAACTGGATATATAAAGGGGATGAGGATGATGGGACGAGCCGAGAGGAGACGTGCTCAGAAATTAGAGCAGAAAGCAAAGACCGCTACATACAATCTCACGAAAGCGCAGCTCGATGCGGCCGTTCGTGAACAGGT